TCATGATAGGTAATGAGGTGCATGACAACTCTCTCGCGTTCGTTGGCCAGATCAAAGGGTTGTTGGAGACCAATGAGCTGATTAGGGCGCTGTGGCCTGAGCGGCTTCCGACGAGAACTACCGGCCCTGGGATCTCCTGGAGTGCCACAGGACTGACACTGGTCCGCAAGGGTAGCTATAAGGAGCCTACGTTCTTCCCCATTGGCGTTGGGGGAGCTGCTACGTCGAAGCACTTCACTCGAATTACCCTGGACGACTTGATTGGCTTAGAGGCTCGTAGGTCTCGGACCACGATGAAGAACACGATCGTATGGAACAATAACGTAGAGGCGCTGGTTGTCAACGCTCGTGATACCATCATCGAATGGGTAGGAACCCGATGGATGATTGACGACCTGTATGGTGATGTTATTGATACGTACGGCGACGATCTGGGAATGTTCCATCGGACCTGCTATAATCCCGATGGGACCTTGACGTTTCCTGAGCTGATGTCTCACGAGTTTCTAGAGCGCATGAAGCGGAAGGACTATTCTCAATTCTCCGCGCAGTACCTGAACGACCCTGAGGCTGGCGAGAACAGGGACTTTGACTTTGCACGGCTAGGGACATTCCATCGGGACCACCGTGGCATAGTGTTTTGGGAGGATCGGGGTGAGATGAAGATGTTGGACCCGATGCGGCAGATGGATCGAGTGATGTCTGTTGACCCTAACGGCGGAAAGAAGGCGGCTAAAGATGAGGCGGCGATCTCTGTCCTGGGGCAAGGGCCTGCACCTGACGCGTTTGTCTTTTCTTTGGACAGCTATGGCGGTCGTCCTAATCCTTCTGAGCTCTTGGATCAAGTTATCGCGACGTACCAGAAGTGGCGGCCAAGAGTCATCGCCGTCGAAGAAGCTGGACAACAGACAACCTTATTCCACCTTCAGGAACGTTTCAGAGCGTCTGGATTCCCCGACATTATCGTTGCCAGTAAGCCAGCGAACCAGGATAAGGAGGAGCGGATCAGGGCCTATGTTCAACCTGTCATAAACGACTTCCGCTTGAAAGTGCCAACGAATCAGGTAGAGCTACGCACTCTGATTGAGAAGTTTCCAGTGCTGAGCAACGTAGACCGGCTGGATGCGTTAGCCTATGCAGTACCATTGCTTCGCACACCAGCCTCACAGCAAGAAGAGTATGAGTATCGGAAGTCCGTGCGTAACGTTCTCAAGCGGCGCAGCCGCATCACAGGATATTAGCCATGATACCTGAAGGACAGTACAGTCAGGAGCGCCTAGATAAGCTGTCCCGCATGCTTGTGGTGCAACTGCGCAACGCCCAGAGTGCTCGAGCACCCCTGGAACAGAAGTGGCTCCAATACGAGAGAGCATATCGTCAGGAGCCTGAGTTTGCTAAGAAAGACTTTCCTTATGAGAACTGCTCAAACCTCGTGGTCCCACTGATCCCAACAGACACCGACAAGGTGTATTCATGGATCATGGCTATGCTGTTCGGACAGAGCAACCTATGGTCAGTCAAGGCTTGGCGCAGTGACTGGATCGAGTTCGCTGCGAAAGCAGAGGAGTTCATGGAGTGGGCTCAGACTAATGAGCTGAATATCTACAATGAGATCTCAGACTGGGTGAAGCAGTTGTGCTTGCTCGGGACGTCGGTTCTCAAGACGAGATACCACCGTGAGGTGCAGAAAGTCTATGAGTTCCGTGAGGAACAGATGCAAGACGACACACACGGTGGAACGTTCGAGAGGAATACGACGATCATTATGTATGACAGTCCTAAGGTAGAACACGTTAATATCTGGGACTTCTACATTGACCCTAGCGCAGTCAGCATAGAGACTGCGGAATGGTGTGCGCATCACGTCCCGATCACCTGGCAAGTGTACAAGCAGAGAGTTCGGGACGGTGTGTACGCGGAGAATGCGCGGGTCAGCGAGGGCTGGGCAACGAGCCGAGGCCACATGATCAAGCAATTTCAACAGGAGACTGTAGGCTACGAGCCATTTCAGGGAGTGCACCTGGAGAACTACGAGTTCTGGGTGAAGTATGACATCGATGGAGACGGGGTAGATGAGGCGTTGGTTGTCACAATCCACGTGCCGTCAGGCGTCGTGTTGCGTGTGGACTTCAACCCGTTCTTTAACCAACTGCCGCCGTTCGACATCTGTCGCTTTGTCCGTGTGCCTAAGATGCTCTATGGTGTGGGCGTTGGCGAAATGCTATACTACGGCCAGGCCGAAGTTACCACGATGCATAACCAGCGCATCGACGCAATCACCGTGCGTAACATGCCTGTATTCTGGGCATTGAAAGGTGGTAGCGTGAAGCAAGACACACCAATCTTTCCTGGTGTGAAGTTGATGGTTGACTCCCCGAACCAGATTGGGGCGATCCCATTGGCTGCTGGTCCGTTTGTCTCCACTGCAAATGACGAGCAGATGGTCATGCAGATCATGCGTGAGCGGGTAGGTGTGAATGACTTCGTGATGGGTGGGGATGGCCCCGACGTATCCTATGCCTCCGCTACCACGGCGCTGAACCAGGTCAAGGAAGGGAAGAAACGGTTCGATCAGACCAATCGAGAGATTCGTCACGCGCTGAGCAGCGTAGGGACCAAGGTGTTAGAACTCTATCAACAGTTTAACCAACGAGGGAAAGCCTATGTAGCCTTGGGTGGCACAGATGGGGCAATCATGCAGAAGGTACTTAATTTCCCCTTGAACATTATCAGAGCTGGAATTATCGTTGACGTAGCTGCGACGAGTGCTGCCCTTAATAAAGAAGTCGAGGTGCGGACAAACACTCTCCTTATGCAAATGCTCTCGCAGCATGGTCAACAACAGCTGAACCTGATGATGCAGTTGGTCAACCCGCAGATCCCTGAGCCTGTGAAACAGTTAATCCTGACTCAGTTGCGGGCGGGCTCGATCATGATGAAGCGAGTGCTCGAATCTTACGACGTGCAAGATGCGGGCGACTTAATTACGGATTTCGCTGGAGCAAACGGTGGGGCTTCTGGACAACAATCTAACGGACCCGCAGCAGGCGGCGTTCAGGGAGATGCAGGATTCGGAGGGATGGGTGCTGGTCCACAGGGTTTTGCTGGACAGGCACCGGACGCATCAGCAGGCTCTCAGGGACAATTCGGTCCACAGTGAGATGCTAGTGTCTCAGGGCGCACTTCGCGAGGTTGAGTTACTACTCAACAATTTCAAGTTCACATCAGACAGGACTAGGTAACTCATGTCATCCCCCGTGCAGCCAGTTCCGGGACTAGGGTTCTCGTATGATCTCTCAGACGTTCCGCCAGTGTCAGCGCCAGCGCCATCAGCGCCCACACCTGTCGCTGCTCCTCCAGCTTCTATGGCTGTACCACCCGCACCCGCACCCGCACCTGCGCCGCCGTCAATTGCAGGAGGCGTTCTTGGTGGATCAAGCATCCCAATCGAGCTTCAAGGCAAGACCGTTGACGAAGCCATGGCAATTTACCGGGCTATGCGGCAGGATCATCTGGCGAGGTTTCAATCCCCACCGGCGCCGCAACGCGACATCCCAGCGGCCCAGCCAAGGCCTACTACAGCGGCAGCACCTGACCCAAGCTCTTTCTGGCTAGACCCAGAGAGCCGCATTGCGAGCATCGTCGACGCGAGGCTCAATGCTGCACTTGCTCCGGTAACGCAGCAGAGTATGCACACGGCAGCACAGTCAGCACGCAACGCGGTGGCAGCTAGATTTGGAGAGAGCTATGCAGGGCTGGAAGGGAAGGTGCTAGAGAAGTTGCAGAACCTTGATCCGGGATTGTTGGCTGATCCAAACGCATGGGCTAATGCATACTACCTCGCCTATGGTGAGCAAGCAGCGGTGCAACAGGCAATGAACCAGCCTCCGCCTACGGCACCTGTAGTCAACGGAGCTTCGAACCCAGCTACAGCATTTCGACCCGCCGCTGCCTCGATGTTCACAGAGCCGGCTCGGGGAGGTACGGCAGCAATGGTTGGAAGCCTCTCTCCAGCTGAAATGGTGGTGGCGCAGAAGATGGGCATGAGTACTGATAGCTACTTGACATGGAAAGGAGGCAAGCGTGGTTAGTCCCACTGGCCCAGTTCCAATTCCCCCCGCTGTGGGGACTCACCAGAGGGAGTATGATGATATGGCCTCTGTGCTTGGTCTTGATCCAGGCACCACTGACCCGAACAAGGAGTATCGGTGGGTCAATCGGAGTGCGGTCAAGGTTGCTAGGGCGAAGATCAAAGGCTACTCGATGGTTCGCAGGGGTGACGTAACCCCTCTGGTTGACGTGGATATCGGTCCGGACAACTCTCTTCTGGCAGGTGATCTAGTCTTAATGTCCACAGACAAAGCTGTGTACAAGCGCCGTAAGCAGAAGGAACAAGATCTGACGTTGAGCCGCACGCAGAGGGCAGGCGAGGAATCCCTGGAGAAAGGAAAGCGACTTGGGATCAAAACGTTCCGAGATGACTCGGACACAGACTAGGGTAAAGAAAGATGAGCTTTCGACTTGGTGAGGTGAGGAAGGTACTTCCTCGCATCCGTCAGCGTGCTCTTGCAAACGCGAACCCAATGACCATTGGGGCTCTCCTGCTTGTGAATGGCGCTGGCTTGTACGATGAGTGTGGTGCAGATCCGTCGGCGATTGCGGCCATTACCCTGAGCCCAGCTGGCCCAGGATCTGGCCCCGAATTCCCTCTGGGCTCGAAAGAGTTCCCACCTGGCTTTATGCAGGGTGTGGTGCTCGACTCGTTCATCGACTACATCGCATTGTATGTGGGGACCCTGGGCACTGTAGGAACGAACTACGGTGTGACCAAGGGCACTGACGGTGTATGGCGCGTTGACTTTGGTAAGACCGGTGGTACTGCCCGGGTTCGACTCATAGAGGTGCTCGACTCAGCCCCACTGTCAGACCCTCGCGTAGGCGTGCGGTTCCTGGCTGCAAACATTCAGCAAGCCTAAGGAGACAAACAATGCCAGTGGTACGCGGTACTTATTCGGAGCTCTTAGCTCCTGGTTTGATCATGAAGTCCTTTGATCGCCTGCGAGAACGTCCTGAAATCTTCTCAAGGTTCCTGCGAGTCCTTGATTCAAAGAAAGCGTATGAGGAAGATTTCGCACATTCAGGGCTTGGCCCGCTGACGGAAAAGCCAGAGCTTGAGTTGGCCATCTTCGACCAGCCAAACCGGCTTGGCCTGAAGCGGTACATTCACAAGAGCTTTGGCCTGGCTATCGCTTTCTCTGAGGAAGCACGTGATGACGACCAGTATGGGTTCATCATGCAGATGGCTGGGATGCTGGGCCGCTCGAGCCGGTGGACAACGGAACTCTGGGGTCATGATCCATTGAACCTCGGCTTTGCCACCACGCGCTACACGACTCGGGATGGTAAGGCGTTGTTTGCTGCGGATCACCCCATTAACGGCGTAGACACCAGCATTGGTGTGTCCTCCAACATGCCTGCAATCCCAACGGATTTGTCGGTGTCCGCGCTGGAGGAAGCTATCCAGAACTTTGGACAGATGGTGGACGAGCGCGGCATGCCGGTGGAAGCGATGGCTCGGAAGCTCATCGTGCATCCACAGAATGAGATGACAGCCCGTCGTATTCTTGAGACTACGAACATGCCGGGTACGCAGTTGAACGACATCAACCCCATTGTTGCGTCTGGCCTGGAGTTGATCGTCTCGCCGTATCTTACAGATACGGATGCATGGTTCCTGCTTGGGGACAGCCAGGATGTTGAGATTCGCTGGTACTGGCGCAAGCAGCCCGACACGAAAACTTGGGATGAGGAAGGCACGGATGCTGTCATCCATCGGATCAAGCAGCGTCACAGTGTTGGCGTGAGCGACTGGCGTCATACGTTCGCTTCACAGGGGGCGTAACATGCCCAGCAAGGTATTGGGTCGAGTGGGCAGTGGCACAGTTGCAGCCAGCCCATTTACCATTGGGACCGTGGTAAATACAGGACGTGCTGAGGTTCGGTTTGCACCAGTGCAGATCGCACACCAGTCCTGGATTAACCCGCTGGCAATCGTCACCAATGCGGTTGTAACGGCAAAGACCGGAACAGCATTGCCCGCGGCTGCGGGAACGGTAACGTTTCTTCCAGACGGGGCACAGGCGGCTGGGTTTATTTTCCCACGAAACGCGGTGGTGACTGTTACGCACGGGTCGTCCGTGGTCGCCGCTAGCGGTGTGATTGCAGGGTTGGATGAGTATGGTACTGCAATTACCGAGGCTTGGAGTGTTACCGCGACTGGTACCTCCAAGGTCTATACAGGGGTGAAAGCCTTTGCTCGCGTAACGAGCATCACTTACGTGACTGATGCGGATGCCTCAGCGAACACGATAATCCTTGGGACTGGCAAGACGCTAGGTCTCAACTTTGCGTGCAGCTGTGCCAGTCCAGTGAAAGAAGTGGCTGGTGGGACGGTGGTTACAACGGGCGTGCTTGTGGCGGCGTCTACAGCTGCTACCGCCGACTCGCGTGGTACCTATACACCAGCGGCAACGCTGGATGGTGACATTGATTTTGAGATCTGGACTCTTTGCAACGGCGTCAGCGCGTAACCTGACACCATCTTCCACCGTGTAACAAGGTATATTATGGCCACCAAGGCAAGCGTAAAGATAGGACCAGGTGCAGGCCCTCTTATTGTGCTGAAGCAACCAGAGCTCTCATGGCGCTTTGAATGCAAGAATCACACACAGGGGGAACTTTACGCCTGCCTTGGTGGAGTAGGGCCTAGGTCAGTAAGGCCAGAAGGCGCAATACTGATGCATCACGGGGACATGCTCCCAAAGGACACACAAACATTTCAGCTGTTTGCGATGGGCGTGTTGGATAGCTTCATCGCTCAGCTCATAGGAGAGAAGGAGGATGCCGTTTCAGGGGTTTAATCCTAGCAGCGCCATTGCTATTGCTTCATCCAGCCAGTCCGGGCCAATAGCTACGGGCTGGCTTTCGTTTTTGCAACTCAGAACTGAACTGAGTTATAGGCTAGGAGGACGCGCAGATCTTGATGCAGCGCGACTTGGCCACTGGGTGAACGAAGCATATGTTGACATGACCAACGCGTTTGATCTCGCAGTCCTGCGCACGACACTAACTCACACGCTTACCGCGGGCGTGGTTCTATACAGCCTTCCAGCTAACGTGCGAATGGCTGTTCTTATGTCGTACCAAGATCCGCTGGACCAGCTGATCGGTTGCAAGGTTGACAAGATTGAGGAGGATGAGTATCGACGACTGCCTATCGAGGCTTTCCGTGGTCCTCCAGAAGTTTGGTCTCCATTTCATCCTAACCTTTTGGTTGTGTATCCATCGCCAGACGAGGCGTATCCTGTCGCCTTGGATGTCAAGCTACGTCCTAGTCGGCTAGTAGCAGATGTAGACTTCCCCGTGTTGACTGAGGAGTACATCGAGGGACTCCTGTTGCTTGCAAGGGCGAAAGCATTTAGTGCTTTGTTGGAGTTCTCACTCGCTGGCCAGTCGACGAACGAGTACGTTGCATTCATGCGCTCACGGCGGAATGAAGTTGCTGAGCAAGACGAGGGAAAGATAGGGCGCATTATTCCTGTGCGTTCGCAATCAGAGCTACTGACTAGCGTGAGGAGAATCAACTATGGCGTTTAGCCAAGCAACAATCAACAGCACTGATCCAGCAGGAGCTGAGAGCGTGTCTCTGGGTGCGTCTCGGATTCGGAATCTATCGGCGGCGATCAAGGAGCGCCTTGCATCTGCCTTCGTTGCTCCCGATACCGACCCGATGGTGTTGAAAGCAAGCTCTATGCCTACCAACATCGTGAACCTCACGACGACTGGGCAAGTACAGGCTGCAGACTTATACGCGACAGATGATCTGGTCGTCGGAGATGACGTTAGCATTGTTGGGGACGTGACTGTTGGTGGGACCCTGGCGGTGGTCGGGGCCATCAGTGGTCCAATAAGTCTAGTAGCAGCGACAGGCACCTTGCCCAACGCCTCGTTCCCAGCCACGCTACCTGTGGCGAGTGGGCTTAATCTCACAGCCTTAAACGCTACCAATCTGGCGTCTGGGACTCTGGATAACAACCGGCTCAATGTTGCGTTGGGCTCCAGGACGTTCTCTTCCCTCGAAGCAACGAGCATAGCAATCGTAGCAAACAACCCGTTGAATATGAGCACAGGAGGCACAGGATCAGGGCCATTCGTACAGTTAGGCACGAGATACGTCAGCGCTACTCCGGGCTCTGGTACTCCAAAGTATATCCGCATTAACCTTGATGGTGTTGATTACAAGATCGAAGCGCTGCCAGGATCGTAAGGTGACGACTAACAGATCGCAGAGTGACGTGGTTCAAGCAGTTTGGTCCTTGCGAGGCCAAAGTCTCAGCGGCGTGTCGTTAACTCGAGAGCAGGGGGCAGAGATGGCGCCCGTGCTCATCCCATTTCCTTCATTCAACGGGGGGCTCAACTACACTGACGCGAAACAGGACACAGATCCTCAATTCACTCAGGATGCCGTGAACGTTGAGATCTCAGACATAGGCGGGCTGAAGCGTTCTGCTGGCCATTTTCTGCTTGAGACATTCACGGGGGGCAGGTCTGGTAAGGCTATGTTGGTGCATCCCTCACTTGACTTCACAGCCGAATTGATCCTGATCGACGGGGCATTTATGGGTGTGAAAGGCACGGGAGCCACGACATGGACCAACCAGAGCTTGCCCGTCGCGCCTTCTTGGGTTGGCATCGCAAATGGTGAAGATCTCCTGATCACCAACGGAGTCAACGGGATCTACAAGAAAGCATATGGGGTCGCCAGCACCAGCTTGATTGTTGATAGCCCAGCGGGCGTGACGCTTGCCAATTTTGCTGGACGAGTCTGGGTTGGAGGACCAACCACGGGCGCTGTCTACCAAGCCATGGGAGTCTACTGGTCTGGAGCAAGTGGTCTGTCCACAGACTGGCTTGGGCTCGGCAGTGGAGCAGAGCTGTTGATCAGCAACAACGTGGTAGATGATCGAGTCGTTGCCATGCGTCCGATCTCGTTTGATTTGATGGTTATCTTATGCCAGCGCACTGTATGGGTGGCAACTCGCACCGGCGACCCTTACCGGCCTGCTGAGTTCCAGATGCGGGCACAAGGCGTGGGATGCGTAACAGAGTCAACTGCACAGGTTACACCAGCGGGGGTAATCTTCCTGTCCTCCGATGGTGTGAAGGTGTTTGATGGGAATCAGGTGTCGCCTGTCAGTCTTCAGATTGACGAAGTTCTACTGCCTCTGATGAGCGAATCAATCGCAGCATACAGTTCTGCGTATCAAGCGTCCAGAGGTAGGTACTGGCTGTTTACTCCCACTGAGACGTTCTCGTTTGACGTACAGACTGCCAGATGGTTGCGCTACTCATTCGTTGCTAACAAGGCAGTGACGTTCTCTGAACAGTTCAGTGGGCTGAGTTGGGACGAAGCCTCGGACACATGGATAGCAATCTTAGGCACGTGGGATGACATTGCTCCAGGGGCAGGCAGTGAATCCTTGATCCTGCTAGATGCTACAAAGCTACATTCGCAGAGTGAGACGTCTAATCAGTACATGAATGGCATAACGATCGTTGCTGAATACGAGTTGCTGCAGAAAGACTCAGGCCCAGTGTCCTCACTGTTTACAACGGATCGTTTGTTTCTGAGGAAGATCGGGTCCGACCCTAGCTTTGAAATACACCTACCAGACAATCAGGGTGTGTTCGCACTGCACACAACAAAAGTCTTGCCACATAGTTCTGGCCAAGATGCACTTGAGTTGGGGATGTATTACACGGGCAAAGGAGCAGGGGCTCTACTCAAGTGGACTGAGCCTGGCCTAGAGGTTAGTCACTTTGCATTGCGCGGCGTGGTGCGCTCGAAACGGATCGGTGTCTTGTGACATCTGTACCCAGGTTTAACTTCCGCGCAGAGCTAAGCGAGAGCTTCCTGCGTAACTTACTCGACCAGTTGAATCGCATGATAGGACAGCTAGAAGAAATCACAGGGCTTGCTAGTAAGACTCTTGTAGCCAATGAAGTCCTGTTGGCTGGTGGGTCAGTGCAGTTGGTCAGGCTGGTTAATCTGTCTACGAGTTCCGTTACGGTGACACTGCCTCTGGCTGTGCTCAGCACAGATGCTCGCATTATGTTCAAGATCATTGCGAGGACTGCACCGTTTGCGCTAACTGTCCAACGGGCTGGGACAGACACGATTGACGGCGCCGTCTCCGTTGTGCGGTCTGCTCTATGGGATTCATTTACTCTCACAGCCGTGAATGGCTCGTGGTATATTCTCTAACAGGGGGGTGGTTATGGATACACCAAACTATGGTCCGCCTGGATTTACACAGGGATCACAGCGACGTGGGTATAACGGGCCTAGCGGTAACTTTGGCGGCGGGGGTGGAGGTGGAGGTGGTTGGCTGCA